GTGGAAAGGAATGGAAGGATGGATATATTGGATTGATACGGAGAAGAGGTATCTTACTATAGAGATTATGGTAAGAGAGAAGAGTGATGAGTCCTATAAGGATTGTACTCTGCACAGGAATGAAAGATGTTTGGTGTGTTGTTATCCAGAGAACTGGAAGGAATTGGAGTATGTCAAGAGTAGGTAAGGGGGGAGGTTTCTGTATCCGTTGTTACTTAAATATGTTAAAAATTAAATAAAAAAGGTTAAATAAATATACTTTTGTTTTTTGTTGTGATGATAATTATTCGTATTAAAGGGTGATTATGATATGAATTAAGACTCTCATAAAGCACCTCATCTTATCCTTATAAGACTCTATTATACCTCATGAAAAGGTGCCTCCCTGATGCAAGTTTAGCGAGCGTATCATAAGAAGCGCTCTCTGTCAACCACCGGGACGGCGAAAAGTCACAGAATCGACACAAATAATACAAAGGTATTATAAATAATGGTTATGAATCTCGACTAGATCTGGCGGGCATTAGGGCTTGCATTCTCGTCGAGATCACAGTATAATAACATCATACATCTCGACGAGAATTATGTATTACGAACACGATCTCGACTATACACATAACAATTATTATTATCACAATGATCTCGTCGAGATGTATGACGTGTATATGCAATCATATATGCCTCTAGATCAGTATACAATAGACGAGGATTATGCACGAGATACGCAAGACTATGATGCGCTTGCGTATAGACATTATGCATGATATAATGCAGTACACGTCGCACGAGATTCACATGCCCGCGTTATACACAAAACGCCTAATGCGCGTCACACTAGATGTCATGTGTTACGAGGATTTAGATTTAGAAACTCTCGATTGGCGAGAAGTACTAAATTTAAATTCCGACGAGGATATTAATATTAACATCGAGGAATACGATATCGACTGGTAGTGTGCCAGTACGTGAATTGGATATAATATGAATTCGTATCAGACAATATTAGATAATACGAATTCGTATCAGTAGGACAATTGGCAGAGTGTCCACTACCCCTTGCGGTTTCGTCCGTGAGGGGTTATTGTTACGGAGTAATCAAAAATTTCAAATGTTCGATGAACTCTGGAGCGAAATCAATGACTCCCAAGGTGAGATTTTCGACGTGATAGATTTCAAGGAAGAATGGGAGAAAGAAGAAAAGTTTGACGTAGAAAATTACATCAACGGCAACACCGATTATTGAACATGAACCTCGAAATTCTCAAACAACGCGAACAACTCATGGAGGACATTGATTGTATCATCGAATCAAAGTTCAGTGAGGTATTTCCACATACAGAAGATTATGATGAATTGAGAGACGAACTCATTGAGACCTTGTGTGATGCCGTCTGCAAAAACTTCCCCACCAAATGAACATGAACCGTCAGGAACTTCAAGATCAACTCATCGACAACGTGATTGATGGAATGGACTTCAAAACTATGTGGGCAGTTCTTTATGATTTCATGGACCAGAGTTATGATAAGTATACCGATGATGAATTGATGGAAGAAGTTAAAGAGTATTATCCCGAACTTTTGGAGGAAAACTAATGCGAATTGCGTTCACGGTTATGTTCATTATGCTGGGTGCAAATCTGATGCTCAGTATACTTGACTCAAACATGTTGGAAGTCATTGAAAAACGAAACCAGCAAATTGAAGCACTAACTAACACAAACTAAGTCGGCCGCTCAACCAATTCGCAAGGTGGCACAATGCGGCAACCAAAGCGCCCAACCCCGTGCTTATAATGGTGGCATGAACAAAACAAAAACCATTCTCTCCAATCCCCAAACCCTGCAGGACCTGCAGGATTTCCTATTCGACACGATGCTACCCGCTGATATGGCAGTGGACTGGTTCTGTGAGCAGTTCGGCGTGAATGCCACGGATGACGTGATCGATTTCGTGGTTGATGCCCACTTCTCATTCTTCGGAGAGTGACAGTTGGCGTAGTGTCACAATTTTTTGGCACTGCTCCCAGAATCGCCTATTGTTCTATCAAGTCAAACAAACGACTCAAATGCGCAAAATCGAATCCCAGATGTGCCAGGCAGTCCAGAGCAACCGCAACTGGAGAAACGCTAACACCTCTGTTCAATTCGACGCCGAAACGGGAACGTCTTCTGTCTACCTTCACGGGAACCTGATCGCCACCGTCACCGACAACGACATGACGATCTATGATGGGGGCTGGCAGTCCAACACCACGAAATCCCGTCTGAATGCCCTGTGCGATGCATTCTGCATTGCAGGCGAGGGCGTTTTTCAAAAGGACTGGACCTGGTACGTTCGCAAGTTCGTGGGCGCTATCAACGGTGAGAGCAAGTTTCAAAACGTGCCATTCCAGTCTGGATACGTGTTCGCCTGAGGAACCGTCACAAGCGCCCTCCACAGGGCGCTTTTTTGTCCCTATAATCCGGATATGAAAAACACCCACATCGAACATCCCGAAGACACCATCCTTTCCGGTGATTTGAGCGCCCTTGATTGGTTCGTGGCAGAGGGTAATCTTTCCCTGAAAATTGACGGTGCGCCCGCTATAGTTTGGGGCACAAACCCTGCGAACGGTAAGTTCTTCGTTGGCACTAAAAGTGTGTTCAACAAAGTAAAAATCAAAATCAATCATTCTCATGAAGAAATCGATCAAAACCACGTGGGCGAAGTTGCAAACATTCTGCACGCTTGTCTTGATTGGTTGCCTCATACAGACAGCATTTTCCAGGGGGATTTTATCGGTTTCGGTGGATCTCAGGAATATTCTCCCAACACAATCACGTACCGCTTTGATGAAGTAATTCAAGAGGAAATCATTGTCGCTCCGCATACAGTTTACACCGCAGAATCTGACCTGCGTGATGCTGTAGCGCACCCTATGAAGTTCATCATTACTGACACTCCCTACGTCAAGTTTGTGAAACCGAAGGCATATATCTTCAGTGGTTCGTATGATGTTTGTGCTGGTGGGTTTGATGTATCCGAACCGATTAAGTTTGCAAAGATAATTGCACAGACTGTTAAGTTTGTCGATGAGAAGAAAGCACAGAAAATTAAGCAAGCATTGAATAAGTGCATCCGTGAAAATACCCCCATCTCAGATACTGCATTCGACTGTGATTGGAGTCTAATTTCGTTCTGGAAACTGGTGCAATCAATCAAGGATGATGCACTCTTTATGTGCCGTAATAACGGACCTAAAGCATACATCGGACAGGATGAAATCTCCGGAGAAGGTTATGTTTACTCCAATGAGTTCGGTACAATGAAACTGGTGAATCGTGAGCGTTTCAGTTATGCTAACTTCAACAACCAAAAGTTTATACAAACTCCTTGAGAGTTTGTATAACTAACTTTCGGCCGCCCGTGTGCCAATGAGCGTGCTGTCCACTCATTCCCCAATAGCACCCCCTCTGCCCCTTATACTGACTTCAGTTCAAACGAAACGACAGACCATGAACGGTTGGGCAAACTACGAAACCTGGAACGCCGCCCTCTGGATCGGAAACGACGAATTCCTCTACAACACTGCTAAGGCATGTGTGGAGTTCGCTGAGGGTGAGAACCCCTGGGTCAAGTTCGTGCGATGCATGACGGACGGTGTGGTTGGTCGGTTCATCGGTGAGACAGGCGATGGCGTCCGTTGGGATGACCCCGCCATCGACGCCGCTGAGATGGGTGCGCTTTTCGAGGAACTGTGATAGGATAGGACAGGGAACGGGACGCGCCCTAAAGACGCCCACTCATTTGTCTACCCTAACAAAGACACACTAAAATGACTCAAATCAAAACTCTCATCGCTGATAACATCTCTGAGATTATCAGTGATATGAATGAAGAACTGCTGCAGGATCGGATTATTCGTTTCTGGAAAAAGTTGGGTTCTCATTTGACTCTCAATCAACTGGTTAATCAGTACTGGAGTAATGAATCCAAATCGGAGTTCTTTGTTGACTTAGGTGTATCGTTCGGCAAACTGTTCGAACTGTATCTGCCCTTCAAGTTGCAGGAACTCGGTGCATCCGTCCTTCCCAAGTTTTCCAGCGCTGGTGACTTTATCGAAATCGTCGGTGATGACATCCAAGCGTGGGAAATTAAGACGGGACAGGGTACACATATCCAAGGCGCAACGCATTCTCCTAAAGAGAAGAAATCGTTGAATTTGGTACAGGTTCTGTGGACGCCAGTTAAGGATAAGTCTCTGGATGAAATCCTAGAAACTGGATGTTTCATTGAAGCGCTTAATGTCTGTGTCTTCACTGATGTCGTCGGTGAGTCGATTGGCGCTCACAGTGATAACAACTCCCGCACCAGTTTGAAATTCCCTGTCTCCAAAGTGTCCGTCTGTGAGGATGCTTGTGTGTACGGGGAAATCAAACCAAACCGCACCTGGGTTGGGTTCACTAAACTGCCTGCCACTGTGTAACAGTTAGTGCCCGTTCGTTCGTGATACAGCAGTGGGGGCGTTTGTGCCCCCTTTTTTATACCGTCGCGTGTCGCCCCCCGTATATAAAAACGCCTAACTACCCTAACCTACAAAGTGTTACCCAAACACATAATATTTCTATATAAAATCAAGCGACGAAAACACACTGATGCAAAAAAATCCGGAGGAAAATTTTACGACTGTAGAGATTGATCCAGTAACTGGAGAACATTATCTTATAATACCAGAATGGATATGTGACGAGAACGGATGGTACGAAGGAACCACCGTGAACATGGTATTGGACAGAGACTCTATAATAATTACGGAGGTTGCAGACTGAGCGCAGCGATTGATGCACAAGAACGGAGTGATTGACAGGATATAGATACAGTGTTATGATATTGAAGTAACGTTACTTTCTTATGGCTAAAGGATTTACTGTAAAGGCAAAGGCGCCCACAGCACGACAAAGTACCGCAGAGTGGGACTATGATAAAGCGAAGCAGATGATTCGTGGAAAAACCATCGTATTCTGTCTTCCTGGTAGAGGTGTCTCATATACCTATCTGAAAAGTTTTGTGCAATTGTGTTTTGATATTGTGCAGAATGGTGGAAGCATTCAAATCTCGCAAGATTATTCATCAATGGTAAACTTCGCAAGATGTAAGTGTCTTGGTGCGAATGTACTGCGAGGTCCCGATCAGATTCCCTGGGACGGCAAATTGAATTATGATTATCAGTTGTGGATTGATAGTGATATCGTATTCAATACCGAAAAGTTCTGGCAATTGGTTTTGATGGATCAGGATATTGCAAGTGGTTGGTATTGTACGGAAGATGGCAAAACCACGAGTGTTGCACACTGGATGGAAGAAGATGACTTCCGTAATAATGGTGGTGTTATGAATCACGAAACGATTGAAAGCATCTCCAAGCGTCGTAAACCATTCACCGTTGACTATGCAGGATTCGGTTGGTTGCTCATCAAGCACGGTGTCTTTGAACACTCCGAGATGAAGTATCCATGGTTTGCACCAAAGATGCAAGTCTTCGAATCTGGTGAGGTTCAGGATATGTGTGGAGAGGATGTAAGTTTCTGTCTCGATGCAAAAGAAGCTGGCTTTGAAATCTGGTGCGATCCTCGTATCAGAGTCGGACACGAGAAGACAAGGGTTATCTAAGATGGCTGACTCTTATACAATCTGGTATAGGAATCAGAGACTGTACTCTAACTTGACAAAGGAGGAGTACTTCAATAGAATGGAAGACCTGTCGATAGAATACTATCAGACGGGTTCTCCAAACCCCAAGGAATTAGAAACACGTATTATTAGGACTTAATTATGATCAAGAAAGGTGGTGGATACATTGAAGGTATTCCAAAAAAATCTCGTCAGGGTGCAGGAAAGCACACGAAGTGCGCCGCGACTTCTCGCAATAAGGCTCCAAAAAAATACCGTGGGCAGGGTAAGGGTTAAATAGAACAGTCACGTCATTATTATGAGTTGTTTAATCACTAACCTACCAGCACAGGAAGTGTGGGTTCGTAAGGAATATTTGACGGATCATCAAAGCGGACATGGTGAATTTGTAAAAGGCGTCTGGATATCGGCTAAGTCGATACCTGGACGTGCTTTTTATTTTGAGACGTACTTACCAGAGTACGCTGCCATGTACGATAAACTTCCAATATCCGCATTCCTTTCGGAACCAGAACTACCGACACCAGACATGGACTTACCAAACCTACAGTTTTGGAACTGTATGGACTATGGTGTAGTCAGTATTGATAAAAAATTCATCGGAAGTATGGATTTTGAATGTTATACACGGGACTTTGGCATTCAAAAAGGCACTTATGTCTGTACGATTGACAACTATCACCAAGATTCGGATGCCGTGGACTGGGCAACGAGTGAAAATCCCGCCGAACACAAATCACACAACCTCATTGAACTTGAAAATGGACAATATGCACTCTATCCAAACAATAGATTGCGTATTTTTGACAATAGTTTGACTCCAGAAGAACCAAAAATGCCTGATTTTAAGGTTTCAACCCAATATTACTCCGTTGAATGTGGTTTTGAACGCCTTGGAATGGGTAGAGAGGATGAATATTTCTGGAAAACGTCAAAAGAGCGTAAAGAAAACCAAGAAACGGAGGAAAAATGACGGCAAATCACGATTTTTTAGATAATTTGGCAAATCATCAACATCAGAAGATGCTTCGTGAAATTGCGAATGATGATTTGACACCAAAAAAGCACGATTTCATCAAACAAAACGAAATTCATGAGAAAATTCGTAATGATGAAGACTATGATGACTGGGATTATGGCACAGAACCATACTATGGTAAGATTTCAGAGTGAGGATATAAATAATCCAATAAAACTCTTTACCTAATGGCGATACAGAGGATATCCAGAGCATTTAAAGACATTAATTTGTCTTTTGAGCCTCATCCCGTCACGAAAGATCTGCAAATTTTAAAGAATGAGAACGCGATTCGTAGATCTGTCAGAAATATTGTGGAAACAATCCCAACAGAGAGGTTTTTTAACTCTTTGTTGGGTTCTGATGTAAGAAGAAGTCTCTTTGAATTTGTTGATTTTGGTACTGCTTCCATTATTCAGGGACAAATTGAAATTGCAATTGATAACTTTGAAAAAAGGGTAGAAAATGTAGTGGTTGAAGTGCAACCAATACCCGATGACAATACATTTAATGTGACAGTCATATTTGATATTGTAGGACAAGAGTTTCCAACCCAAGAATTTAACTTCCTCCTAGAGGCAACGAGATAAAATGCCTTTTACAAAATATACTAACCTAGACTTTGATCAGATAAAGACTTCGATTAAAGATTATCTCCGTGCTAACTCTACATTCACGGACTTTGATTTCGAAGGTTCTAACTTTTCGGTATTAATTGACACGCTGGCATATAACACCTATATTACCGCGTTTAACTCAAATATGATTGTCAATGAATCCTTCTTGGATTCTGCGACACTGAGAGAAAACGTTGTTTCTCTGGCAAGGAATATTGGGTATGTACCTCGTTCCAGAAACGCCTCTAAGGCACAGATATCATTCACGGTATCTCCAAGTGTATCAACACCCACAGTCACCTTAAAGGCAGGCATAGTGTGCGTAGGTAGTGCCAATGACACTACATATACCTTTGCGATACCAGAAGACATCACCACTAGTGTAGTTGATGGTGATGCGACGTTTAGTAATATTGATGTCTATCAGGGAACGTTCCTGACAAAACAATTTACTTATGATGGCTCATTAGATCAGAGATTTATCTTACAAAACTCTTTCATTGATACATCTACGATTTCTGTTTATATTAAAAAAGCAGGAGACACTGGACTGGGTATTGAGTATGCACTCTCTGAGAATATCTTTGAAGTAAAGTCGTCTTCTAGAATCTATCTCATCCAGGAGGTTCAGGATGAGAAATATGAGATTATCTTTGGTGATGGAATTATTGGTAAGAAATTAGGAACCGGTACCGACTCTGATGGAGACACGGTTACAGTCAATTACATCGTCACTGATGGTGAAGAAGGTAATGGTGCCTCTAGTTTCTCTTTCTCGGGAACTCTGGAGTCTGCTGCGGGACAGATAATTCAACCTGGAACCGTATCCATCACCACTAACCAGGCGTCCCAGAATGGCGCTCAGATTGAGACAGTCAACTCAATCAAGTATTATGCCCCTCGACTGTATTCATCACAGTACAGGGCGGTTACAGGGCGTGATTATGAGGCAATTATCAAGAGAATATATCCAGATACCGAATCTGTATCCGTTGTTGGTGGTGAAGAGTTAGATCCACCAGAGTTTGGAAATGTTCAAATTAGCATCAAACCAAAGAATGGTACATTTGTATCTGATTTTAACAAGTCTCTCATCCTGAGCAAATTAAAACAGTACTCTGTTTCTGGTATTAATCAGAAAATTGTAGATCTCAAAGTCCTTTACGTTGAATTGAATAGTTCTGTTTACTATGACTATAATCAAGTATCGAGTGCAAATGACTTGAAAACAAGAGTCACAAACTCTTTAACCGCATATTCTAATTCTATTGACTTGAATGCGTTTGGTGGAAGATTCAAATACAGTAAACTTCAAAAGGTAATTGATAGTACTGATACTGCTATTACTTCCAATATTACTAAAGTGATTATAAGAAGAGACTTGAAGGCAGCATTGAATCAGTTTGCACAGTATGAGTTGTGTTTTGGCAATAGATTCCACATTAATTCTGAAGGATTTAATATCAAGTCTACAGGATTTAAGATTACTGGAGAAGACTCTACAGTATTCCTTACAGACACACCGATTAGTGGAACTACAACTGGAACTATTTCTATTGTTAAACTTGATGAGAATGGAAATATTGTTGTTGTTGCACAAGAATCAGGAACTGTAGACTACTTAAAGGGTGAGGTTATATTAACAACCATCAATATAACATCCACAGATCGTCCAAATGGAATTGTTGAGATTCAGGCATTCCCAGAATCAAACGACGTTGTTGGACTCAAAGACTTATATCTCAGTTTAGACATTTCTAAAAGCACAATAAATATGGTAAGGGATGTGATTGCTTCTGGCGATGAGATATCTGGAACAAAATTTGTCAACGAATACTACACATCAAGTTATTCTAACGGGAATTTAGCAAGAAAGTAATATGATACAGACTGGTTTTGAGTCTAGAGTAAAAGTACAACAGCTCGTTGAAAGTCAACTTCCAAGTTTTATCTTGGATGAGAGTCCAAAAACGGCAGACTTTCTGAAGCAATATTATATTTCTCAAGAATATCAAGGTGGTCCAATTGACATTACTGACAATCTAGATCAGTATCTGAAGTTAGATAATTTAAGCCCAGAGGTGGTTGTTGAGTCAACAACTTTATCTGCGGGTATTACGACATCTTCTTCTACTATTCAAGTATCAAGTACAAGAGGATTCCCAAACGAATACGGTTTATTCAAAATTGGTGATGAGATTATCACCTATACTGGAATAACAACCAATAGTTTCACTGGTTGTATTCGTGGTTTTAGTGGAATCACAGATTATCATCAAGAACTGAATCAAGAAGATATTGTATTCTCCACGTCTACTGCTGCTTCGCATAGTGCAGATGCGTCAGTACAGAATCTTAGTGCTCTATTCTTAAAAGAATTTTATAAGAAATTAAAATATACTTTCGTACCTGGATTTGAAAACCTCACATTTGTTGATGAGATTGATGTAGGCAACTTTATTAAGTATGCAAAGAACTTCTATGAAGCAAAAGGAACTGATGATTCAATCAGAATCCTGTTCAATGTACTGTTTGGTGAGACACCAAGAGTTGTTAACCTAGAAGAGTACTTAATTAAACCTTCCTCTTCAAATTATATTAGAAGGGAAATTGTAGTAGCAGAGGCAATTTCTGGTGATCCTCTTAAATTAGTTGGACAAACAATTACGAAGAGCACAGATACGGCAACAAATGCATCTATATCATCTGTAGAAATATTTACAAGAAAGGGTAGAACATATTATCAACTTGAATTATTTGTTGGATATGACACCGAATCTGCGGTTCAAGGAACTTTCAAGATTACTCCAAATACAAAAGCATTAGAAACAGTTAATGCTGGTGCTTCAGTTATTGATGTTGACTCTACGATTTCATTCGCAGACTCTGGAACCATCATTTCAGGCGACAATACCATTTCTTACACTGGAAAAACGGTTAACCAATTTTTAGGTTGCACTGGAATTGATACTGCAATATCGCCAACTGATAATGTTAGATCTGAAGATACTTATTTTTCTTATGAAAATGGTGATACGTCTAAGAAGGTAGAGTTAATATTCTTTGGTGTTGCTAGAAATTTAAAACAAACTAGTTCCTCTTTTAAGGTAGATGAGGGTGATATTGTCAGAATCAAAAGCGTTGGCGATAAAATTGAAAATAACAATGCAACATATAAAGAAATTTTTGCAAACTCTTGGATATACAATACAAGTTCTAGAAATCAAATCTCAGATAATTCATCATTAGAACTTGCATCTCCTATTGACAGATCAAGTTTAAAAGTAGGAGACGAAGTAGAGATATTAGAGAGAGGAACCGAGACTGTAGTTGCTGCTAGTGGTGTTCCTTATATTGAATCTATTGATGCTGCACAAAATAGTGTAGTAGTTGCTAACTTACCAACGTTAGATGCTAGTACAAATTATGATTTAAGAAGAAAGTCAAGTAAAGCATCATCATCTTCAGTAACCTTTGAATATGGTAATGGTGAAATTTTATCTGATGTATTAAATCTCTATACTGAGAATGATGAGTATGCATATGTTGCTTCAAACTCATTACCGGCAGAATCTAAGACAGGAATCAATACTACGGAATACAGATACAGTACAGGTTCTTCACTTAAGTCCGTATCTGTATCATCTGCAGACAACTTTGAAGATTTATTCCAAGGTGAATATTCGACTATTGCACTATCAGAGGCAGCACCATTTATTAATGGAGACAAGGTATATTATAAACCAACTGGAGAAAATCTGGTAGGTATCGACACTGGATATTACTTTGTTGGAATTCAGACTAATATACAGAAATTTAAACTTTATGCATCTCCTGCATTTGTTGGTGGTGCCAACTACTTATCATTTGATACTCCTACCGGTGTAGGAACACATAATTTTATACTTGCTTCTCAACAAGATGAGGAAGTTGGTGCACAAAAACTTTTAAGAAAATTCCCTCTTCAGAAAAATATTGAAAGAGGAACTGGTGAAAAGACAATTCCTGGTTCTACAGGAATGTTAATCAATGGTGTTGAAATTAATAATTACAAGTCAACAGATAAAATTTATTACGGTCCATTATCTGCGGTAAATGTTCTTAATGGTGGAGTAGGATTTGATGTAATAAATCCACCCGTTATAAGTGTTGATAGTGGTTCGGCAAAGATACAACCAGTTGTAAGTGGTGAATTAACCAACGTATACGTAGATTCTCAAGATTACGATATTGATAGAGTTGTATCTACAAATATAACTGGTGGAAATGGAAGTGGTGCTGTAATTGAGCCAGTTCTTGCTAAGAGAGTGAGAGACGTTCAGTTCGATTCAAGATCTTTAACAGATGGTGGTGGTGTTAGTATTGCCACAAATCAGATTACTTTCCTGACAAATCACAATTTTGTGAATGGAGAAGAGATTGTATATAACTCTTTAGGAAACAATGTAGTGGGTGTTGCCACAACTACTCAGTTAGTTAATAACGCAACATATTTTGTACAGGTTGACAACAATACAACAGTCACACTGTATAACACTCTTTCAGACCAGATTGCAAAGACAAATGTTGTAGGACTGTTTACTGGTTCTCAAGGAACACACAAGTTTTCTACAGCAAAATCAAAGAATGTAGTTTCTTATGTAAGAGTTATAGAGGGAGGTTCTGGATATACTAATAGAAAATTAATTGTAAAACCAACAGGCATTTCTTCTGCTAGAGATACAATTAATTTTGATAATCATGGATTTAATAGTGGAGAACTTATAACATATAATTTTGAAACAACAGCGATAACAGGTGTATCCACATCAAACCAGTATTATGTTTTAAAAGTAGACGATAATTCTTTCAGAATATGTGATGCTGGTGTAGGTGGAACAACTACCACAAACTTTGATAGACAAAACTATCTGAAGTTTACAGATACCGGTGTAGGAAATCAGTTCTTCGCTTATCCAGATATTTCTGTATCGATTACTTATGTCAGTACAGGAATTGGTTCTACAACTCAGGAGCGTCAAAATCTTGTTACGACACCTGTAGTCAGAGGAAGTTTAATTGATGCATATCTTTATGAAGCTGGAACAGGATATGGTTCAACAGTTATAAACTTTGAGAAGAAACCTACATTTACTATAAAGAATGGAAAACAGGCAGAAGTAACACCAGTAGTTCTTAATGGCAGTATTAATTCTGTAAACGTCACATATGGTGGATTAGAGTATAACTCTGTACCAGATTTAGTGGTTGAAGACTCCAGTGGTTCTGGAGGAGGTGCTGAACTTAGAGCAATAATCAGTGGTGGAAAAATATCTTCAGTCAAAGTTATTAATGCAGGTATTGGTTATTCTGCAACTTCTACGAAGGTTAAGATTATCTCTGCAGGTAAAAATTCAGTCTTAGAATTAAATGTAAGAGATCTGACAGTAAATGATAATGCAGATAGATTTAGTGATGGTGAAGTTTATCTAAACTCTAATGACAACTTAAGATATTCTGTATCACAATATTTTGATACCCTTAAAACATCATTCAAAGAAGCGGTTGGAAACGTATCAGGAATTATTGGATGGGCATATGATGGAAATCCAATCTATGGACCTTTCGGACATAGCGATGCTGAGGACACTACATCTACTACCAAAACTTTACAATCTGGATATGAACTCCTCACTGCAAATGTTGTAGATAGACCTTCTGGATTTACTGCTGGATATTTTATAGAAGACTATACATTTAATGACAGTGGTGACTTAGATGAATATAATGGAAGATTTGAAAAGACTGTAGAGTTTCCAAACGGTGTCTATGCATATCACGCAACATTGGATGATGCAGATAATACCACACCAACATTCCCATACTTTATAGGAAATGAGTATTATTCCAAAACAGTTAAAGATGTTAATTTAAATCAAGGATTTGATTTTAATTCATCAATATTACATAGAAATACTTTCCCATATAATGTTGCTATGGGAGATGCTGATTATGATTTCATTAACGAAATTGATGATGTAACTAAGCAGCAGTTTGTAATTGAGTCAGTAACTGGTGGATTTGTCAAATCAATTAATATTGAAAGTGCTGGTGATGGATTTAAGGTTGGTGATAAGTTATCCTTCAATGAAGATGGAACGGATGGTTCTGGACTAGACGTAGATATTTCTTCAATTAAAGGAAAGGAGATTGTAGAACTACAAACAACATTTACTAATCATACTGATGCCATCTTTACATGGCAAAAAGACAATAGAATTAAGGCAACCATTTTACCAAAACATGATTTTACCAGTTTAGACTTTGTTGCTCTCTCTGGATTCACAACTACGTTATCCAAATTCAATAAAGACTATCAAATAACAGTTCCATCATATAGTAATGGTGCAACTTTATCCACAATAACGGCAGCGGCATCGATAGGTTTTACTACTGAAATCTATGTCTCTCCAGTTCCTAATGGCATTTCAATTGGAAGCAGTATTGGAATTGGCACGGAAACCATGTCGATTCTGGGAATCAGTAGAAATCAAGATATTCTTAGAGTTGAAAGAGGACTATCTGGAGTGTCACACACCGTTGGTGTTGCTGTAACATTCTTCCCAGATTCGTTCACTTTCGAACAATCTTCCGATTATTTTGAATCTAAAGTTAACGATAAAGTATATTTTAATCCAAGAGAATCACTTGGTGTTGGAACAGTAACTGGCGTCTCTACATCTGTTACATTTGCTTTTGGTGATGTTCTCACAACTAGAGATATCCCATCTAAGAGTATCTTCTTAGAGGAACATCCATTCTCAACTAATCAACAAATCTCATATACGAGTGGCGGAACCAATTTTAATATTTCATCAGATGGTTCGACAACATTTGCAATGCCATCCACAGTATTTGTTGTCAAGAAGAATAAGAATCTGATTGGAATTAAGACATCTATCGATACATCAGAAGTATTCTTCCACACTAATGGTGCTGATAATGATAAGTATCTATTTGAATCTACCTTTGTTCAGGTTTTAGGTGATATTGAGCAATCGAAAGCAACTGTCTCTGTATCAACGTCTCATGGACTTAGCAATGGAGACATTGTAAAACTAGATGTCAATCCAAGTCTCTCCGTTGGAGTTGGCACTTCAACAGGAGTTCGTGTCCTTTACAAACCAGACATTAACAGTGTTGTTATCAATCCAATCGGATTCAACTCTACAGGAATTAATACGACAACTAATGTTCTGACTCTGACAGATCATGGATTAGAGACTGGTGATAAGATTTATTTTGAAGATTCCACTCATGCAGCATTAGACAAAAATTATTTCTATGTTTATAGAATTAATTCAAACAAGATTAGTTTGTGCAATACCAAGAGTGATACCTTAGTTTCTCCACCAACCGTTGTAAGTATTGCTAGCACCGGTGGTTCAAGTCAATTAATATCTCTAATCAATCCACAAATTGATGTTGTTAAAAACAATGATTTAGTATTTGACTTAACTGATTCTTCACTGGAAGGATATGAATTAAAACTTTTCTATGATATAGATTTCCATAATGAATTCGTTTCTATCGGAGATACTACAAGTTTTGCAGTAACTGGTGTAGGAACGGTAGGTGTATCAACTAATGCTTCTCTGACATTGAAATATAACACTTCCTTCCCAGAAGTGTTATATTACACAATACAAAACGCTGGTATCGTAACCACTTCGGATACTTCTGTCACAAACTATTCTAAGATTAAGTTTATCAATAGTTCTTATGAGAACTCATATAAGATAAGTGGAACTGGAACAACTACCTTTACGCTTAATCTGGCACAAAAACCAGAGAAACTTTCTTATGTTCAGTCTGAATGTGACACGTTAGAATATAGCACCACATCAGAAACTGCTACGGGAGCTGTCAAAAATCTGCACATTCTCTCCTCTGGTTCTGGATATAAGAAATTACCAACTCTTGAGTCTACAAATTCAACTAATGGTAAGAACCTAATTGTATCTGTCGAGTCAGACACTATTGGAAATCTAAATCAAACCAGAAGTATTACTGACAACTTCATCTATTCACCAGACTTAACTTTAAGACCTGAGGCAGACATATCGCCACTAATTACTGTCAGTGATTCTAATACTATTTCCGACATTGATATTGTCAGTTTTGGTGAGGGATATACTAAACCACCAGCAATAAAAATTATTGATACTGAAACTAGAAATGTTTTAGATACTGGTTCTTTTGATATTAAGATATCAGGAACTTCTATTCAAAGTATTGAGGTTGATTCACAACCAGTTGGATTACCTGATAGTGGTGTTGAGTTATTCTCAGTTGATAATACTAATGGTATTAGTGTCCAGGAAGTTCTGTCTGAGGCAAATAGTGGAATATTTACATGTAAAATTACCACACCAACCAGAAACGGTGTAACTGGATTTAGTTCACAACCTTTCAACGTTGGAGATAAAGTTTTTGTTGAAGGAATTCAAAAATATGGTACTGATGGTGAAGGATTCAACTCTGAGGACTTTGGATATAAATTCCTGGAAGTAACCAACTATGTCAAAGGACTTACTGTTAACGATCAGGTTACGCTGAGCATTTCTGGACTCGGAACAATCACTGGTATTGCTAAGACAGCACAAGACTCTTCAGGTACAGTTATCAATAAGAGATCATATCCAGAGTTTTCGGTAACACAATCGATTAGAGAATTCTTAGTTGGTGAAAAACTAATTAGCAACGATATTGAAAGAGATTTGGTGGTTGTTGAGAGCAATCAAAACCTCCTAAAAGTCAATGGTTCCTATAAACTCTCACTTAATGAAATAATAACAGGAACTGACTCTGGCAATGTCGCAACTATCACTACGATTGAAAACAATGAAGGTGAATTTGAAGTTGATTATGCAAATAATAAGGATTTAGGATGGGAAGATGAAATTGGAAAACTTAATGAAGATTTCCAGGTTACACCAAACAATGATTATTTCCAAAATCTCTCTTATACAATTCAAAGTTCTAAAACTTGGGAAGAGCAAGAATCGGTAGTTAATAATCTGGTTCATGTCAGTGGACTGAAGAACTTCGCTGATGTTGGCATTACTTCTGTTATCAACGATGCTGGAGTATCGACAGTAATTAGTGATACTAATTTCTATGATATCTTTATTGATGAGCACAGAGTAGATGCAGTCTATAACTTTGATAATGTTCTTGATATTGATGTTGTAGATGGTAAGTCTAAGTTCATAAAACTGGAAAATAAAAAACTTACTGACTTTATTGATTTAAGAAGTAATGATGTTCTTAAGATTGACGATGTTAGCTCTCAGTTCTCAAACAGTGAGGCTGATATAACTGAATTTGTTAACATCTTTAAGTTGGGCGAAGGCACAGATCCATCTAAGTTTGAAAATTATATTTTAAGAGTAACAAATACTAACAATACCCAAATTCAGTTTAATGATTTGACAATCTTTAATGATGGAACATCATCTTTCATTTTTGATAATGAATTTTTATCAAATGATGGAACTGATGAAAATGGTGGGGCAGAGTACGGAACGTTTGAATTACACACTGATAGATTTAATGACACTTTCTTGAGATTCAGTCCTGACGATCCAAATAATATTGATTATGACATCAAACTCATCAAGCAAACATTTAACAGTATCACCGCTGGTGTTGGATCCACTGCAATCGGATTTGTAGATTTACTTTCCAGCATCAATGTTGAATCCACAGGAACTGGTATCTCCACGATTGTCAGTCTTAACTCTGGAGAATTTGAATCTCTGTTCTTAACAGCACAAGTCATTGACAATACAACCAATGACATGAACTTTGTCAAAATGCTTGTTTCTCATAATGGAACTGATAGTTTTGTTTCTGAGTATTATGCAGATAGTGAAGATGGTACAAGTCTGGTAGGAAACTCTATCGGAACATTTGGTGCTGATTTGTCTAGTGGCATGTTGTCTATCACTCATACTAATGATTCAGCACATGAAGTTCAAATTAAAACTAACATTGTAGGATTTGGAACCACATCTGTTGGTGTTGGAACTTTCAGATATCTTACTGGTGCTCAAACAGATACTAATGAGAGAAGTGCTGTTTATGAATCTAAATTCTATGATACAGTTTCAGCAGGAATCACAACTGTTCTGACACTTGATAAGAATCTGTTTAACGCATCTAAGTCTTTCATTGAAGTGAGCATTGGTGCCACAAAGGCATTGCATCAAGTCTTAGCTATTCATGATAATAGCAATGTTTATACACACCAAATGCCATTCCTTTCTTTGGCAAATACAGAAGAGTTTGATACCTCATCTGGCGTTGGAACATTTGGGGGAGATTTCAATGGCGATAACCTAGAAGTTAAATTCTATCCTGATAGCGATCAAACAGGAATTACTAGTATTTCAGTATTCAGTAAATCACTTTATACTGCGCTTGATATTGTTAATAATCCACCATCATTGGATTATGGAAAAACAAGTGAGAGTATGGATGAAGTATTCTATAACTCAATTAATGGCGATAGAATTAACAAGTTTGATTTTGAATTAACTTCAAATACAGTACCAGTCTTTGCTAAAGTATTCGATCCGAATTCTGTTGCTTTGGCAGCAACTACTGGTATCTTCTCAATTGATAATCACTTCTTCAGAACTGGTGAAGAATTGGTTTACACTCCAAATTCAACTTTTGTTGGAGTTGGCACGAGTGCAATGATGACTAGTGGTAGTGCGGTGCTTCCTACAACTGTATTTGCAATCAAACTAACAAATGATACATTTAAGGTTGCCCTTACTGAAGCTGATGCTAATGCAGGCACAGGCGTAACATTCCCATCTCTTGGTGAAGGAAATGCTCATAGATTCTCTATGGCAGAGAGAAATTCTAAGACAATCATTTCTATTGATAACTTAGTTCAGTATCCAATTAAAGCTACCAAAATAGTTCATACGTTGTCTGGAAATGGTGGACAAATTGGAACTGCTTCTACAATATTCACATTGAGTGGAATTTCAACAATAAGTCCAAAAGACATCTTGAAGATTAATGATGAGTTTATGGAAGTTACCAACGTTGGACTTGGAACAACCAATGTAGGTCCAATCACTAATTCTGGAACTGAGAATTTAGTTCTTGTTAAGAGAGGATTTGTTGGAACTGCAGCTTCTGCACATAACGATACTACCAGCGTTAGAGTTCATAAAGGTGCATATAATATTACAGATGACAATAAAATTCACTTTACTGATGCTCCAAAAGGAAATCCACAAATCGATAAAACTGATTCTAATTTAGATTTCCAAACTTCAACTTTTGGTGGAAGAGCATTCTTGAGAAGTGATTATTCTACTAACCAAATATATGATGATCTTTCTGATGAGTTCAGTGGAATTGGTAGAACATTTACAATGAAAGTTGGTGGAGCAAATACCACTGGTATTGGTTCTACGGGTGGAAGTGGAATCGTATTCATTAACAATGTTTTCCAGACTCCAACAACAGATAACAACAAAAATAATAATTATTCAATTCTTGATGATGGTATATCTGGTATTACCACTATCGTGTTCTCTGGACTCACGAAACCTGACATAGATCCATTAGAGTTTGTTGTATCTGATTCTGATGTAAATGCAAATGAAACACCAAGAGGAGGTATAATTGTATCTCTCGGTTCTACACCAGGCGCTGGATTTGCACCTCTGGTTGGAGCATCTGTAACCGCTGTAGTCGGAGCTGGAGGTTCAATTGTATCTGTTGGGCTTGGGGCGACTGATAATAACGGTTCTGGATATAATGGTTTGGTATCCATTGGCATCAGCGTTTTTGAAAGTGGGCACTCGGGCAGTGTAGCATCAATATCCGCTACTGTCGGTGCTGGTGGAACTCTGACATTTAATGTTGGTTCTGGTGGAACTGGATATACAAGTCCAGAAATATTTGTCACAGATCCTTCCTATGAGAATCTACCAGTCATTGGAGTTTCTAGATTGAGTATCGGTTCAACCACTGACACTGGTACTGGACTTCTCTTGGATGTCAAAGTTGGACCTGCTACTGCAGGTGTTGGATCTACTCTCTTCGAAGTTACTGAATTTAAGATTGCAAGAAATGGTTATGCCTTTAGAAGAGGTGATGTTCTTAAACCAGTTGGACTTGTTACCGATAAAGCATTGTCATCACCACTGGCAGATTTTGAACTAACTGTTCTTGACACATATTCTGATAATTTTGCTTCATGGGAGTTTGGAGAGTTAGATTACATTGATTCTGTCAAAAATTATCAGGATGGGGTTAGAGTAAGATTCCCACTGTTCTATCAATCTGAACTTCTCAGTTTCGAACCAGCAGCATCACTTGCACCAGACCAACCACTTGAAAACCTACTACTTATATTTGTCAATGGTATTCTGCAAGAACCTGGAGTTTCATATCAGTTTACTGGAGGAACATCTTTCGTCTTTACTACAGCACCTAAAGAAACTGATGATATTGCAATCTTCTTCTACAGAGGAGTTTCTGGAACTGATAGCGTCTTAGTTACCGATGTCAATCAGTCTCTGAAAGTTGGTGATACTGTTCAGGTATTGAAAAATGATTCAATCCGAGGAACAGTAACACAAGATGAAAGAACTATCTTCGATTTGTCGTTCTCTGATAAGTTTGAAACTGATTCATATAATGGTGTTGGTATTGATGAAACCAATGTTAAACCACTGAAGTGGATTAAGCAAAAAGTTGATAAAGTCATCAACGGTGAGAACATCTATAAGACTAGAGATTCTATAGAATCCTTAGTATTCCCAACAGCAAGAATTATTGGCGACTTCTCAACAACTGCTGATGAAATCTTTGTTGATGATGCTCAGATGTTTGATTATGAAGATGATAAGGGAGCATCAGCACCTCCATCAAGTTTCAATGGATTAGTTGTCAGTGGAGTTACAACAGTAGCAGACGAATCGGTAGAACTTGTTCAAAACTTTGTTGCCGTGGCTGGTTTCTCTGGAATCGTCACTGGAATTACAACCACCACAGGAACAGGTTCTCATCCTTTAGCACTTGAGTTTGAAATTCACTCTTCCACCTTTACAGGAATTGCTACAGGATATCCAATTTATATCTTTGATACCAGAATTGGAACTGGAGTTACATCCGTTGATGATTCTAATGCTGCTGTTGTTGGAATTGGAACAACATTCTTGGATTGTGTATACAAGGTTTCCACTTGGAGTAGTTCTGGAACGATTGGAATTATTACATGTAATGTGGATTCTGGTTCACCAGTTGTTGGACTTGGAACTACTGGCAATTTGACAAGTCCTGTTGGAAAATACTCTTGGGGTAGGTTATCCAACATTACCGATGGACTCACAAGAAGTTCTAATCCTGTCTCTCTAGGTGTCACAGGTAACATTGTCTCTGGACTTTCTACATATCCAACTATTCAAAGAAGAAGTGTTGGACTTAGAGATACGGGTGCTCTTCCTAAAATTATCTTATAAATATCTAAAAACGTATAAACGATGGCTGCTGTCGTAACCGATAAATTCAGGATACTGAATGCTGGGAACTTTATAGACTCCGTATCAGATACCAATAATTCATATTATGCTTTTCTAGGGTTCTCGAACCCAACCACACCAAATCCTGGATTTGGCAGAACTTCTGATTGGGATTCTAATACACCAAATCCTATTGATAATTTTCAGTATATTTCTCAGTACAGAGACGCTTCTCTGTTTGGTAAAAAGATTACTAGTGCAAATATTAGAAGAGTCATCAGAAAAGTTGATTGGGTGTCTAATACTGCATACGACATGTATAGACATGACTATAGTATTCTAAATCAGACACCAATTTCTAAAACTGCTAGATTATATGATGCCAATTATTTTGTTATCAATAGTGATTTTAGGGTGTATATCTGTATCGATAATGGTTCTTCTGGAACTAATCGAACTGGCGGAAGATCACTAGACGAACCAACATTTACCGATATAGATCCATCAGCTGCTGGTTCTAGTGGAGATGGATATGTATGGAAATATCTTTTCTCTGTTGCTCCATCAGATATTATTAAATTTGATTCCACAGAGTATGTTGTTGTTCCCAATGATTGGGCAACATCAACTGATACTGGTATTCAGACTATTCGTGAAGGTGGAGACTCTGAAACAAATGACAACCAGATTAAAAAAGTTTATATTGAAGATGGTGGAGCTGGATATAGCGCAGGAACTTATGACATTCTAGGTGATGGAACTGGTGGTGAAGTTTCAATTACCGTTGATAGTAGTGGAACTATTACGGGAACATCAATAGTATCTGGTGGAAAAGGATACACATATGGAATCGTAGATTTGAAGAGAACAGGAACTATCTCAAGTCCAGCAAAGTTGATTCCAATTATTCCTCCATCTAGGGGACATGGATATGATATATACACCGAATTAGGTACAGATAAGATTCTTGTCTACGCTAGATTTGATGATTCCACTAAGGACTTCCCTGTTGATACAAAGTTCTCTCAAATTGGACTGATAAAGAATCCTGAACAATATTCATCAACATCCATTTTTACTGAGAATAGTTTCTCGTCTCTATTTGGAATTAAATTAGCAGATTCATTTACTGGAACACCAACTATTGGAGATAGAATTACACAAACCGTAACTGATGGAACTGCTCAAGGATATGTTGCATCATATGATAAGGATACAAAAGTACTAAAATATTATCAAGACAGATCTTTGTATTTTAGCAATGATGAAAATCAGACTGATGCAAATGATGTCTCAACTGTATCAAAAGTTCTAGCATTTTCTGGTAGCAATAACATCGGTTTTGATGCTGGTGGTTCTGCTTCCGTCAATACAAGTTTTAGTGATAGCACAGTTACTGTTGATAACAAATCAATTAATTTGGGCGTTACTTTCTCTGGTGGATATTCAAATCCTGAGATAAATAAAAAGACGGGTGATGTAATATACATCAACAATAGACCTTTGATTGAAAGGAACATTCGACAAAAAGAAGACGTTAAAATCATTCTGGAATTCTAAAAAAAGATGTCACAAAAAACAGATTTAAATATCAGCCCATATTACGACGATTTTGATCGCAGTAAGGATTTTTACAAAGTTCTGTTTAAACCAGGATTTCCAGTTCAGGCTAGAGAATTAACAACCCTTCAGTCGATTCTTCAAAATCAGATAGAGTATTTTGGAAAAAATATTTTTAAAGAAGGCTCCATGGTTCTTCCAGGAGCCATTACTTTTGACAATCAGTTTTCTGCAGTAAAAATTGATGCCACTAATTTGGGTGTTGATGTATCACTGTATATCAAAAACTTTATTGGTAAAAAGGTAACAGGACAACTTTCGGGTGTTTCGGCATCAATTCAAGATGTTGCTCTCACTACAGATAGTGACATTGTAGAATATGTGACACTATATGTCAAATATTCTGATTCTGGGGATGATTATATTTCAGATACTTTCCAGGATGGAGAGTCTCTATTTGCTAGTGAGAATGTAACTTACGGAAACACTACAATCAATGCAGGAACTGCATTTGCAACATTAATTGGAGAAGGTGCAACTAGCACAGGTTCATCTGCATCTATTGATAACGGTATATATTTTGTTAGGGGTATATTTGCCAACGTCAATAAGCAAACACTTATTTTAGACTATTATACAAATACTCCATCATATAGAGTTGGATTAAAAATTGAAGAGAAAATTATTAATGCAAAAGATGATGACTCTTTGTATGATAATGCAAAAGGATTCACTAACTATGCAGCACCAGGTGCTGATAGGTTTAAGTTATCACTCACATTAACCAAAAAGTCTCTTACGGATTTTAATGACACAGACTTCATTGAACTTTTAAGAGTAGACGATGGAAAAATTAAAAAAATTGAAGATAAAACAGTTTATAATGTAATCAGAGATTATATTGCAGAAAGAACTTATGACGAGTCTGGACATTATTCTGTAGATTCATTTGATGTTAAAATTTTAGAATCTTTAAATGACAGACTTGGAAATGATGGTTTGTTTTTGGAGGGAGAAACTACTGAGGAAGGTAACGAACCAACAGACGATTTAATGTGTGTCCAGGTTTCACCTGGAAAAGCATATGTTGCTGGATATGATGTTGAAACTGTTTCTGCACAAGTTATAGACGTTGATAAACCAAGAGACACTGAAATAGTTACCAACTCAAATATACCTTTCGAGATGGGACATTTGTTGAGAGTCAACAATGTTTCTGGAGCAGTTGCAGAAAACGTCGTTGTAACTCTTAGCGATAGACCTAAAGGAAGCACTCCATCTGGAATTGGTTCTGCTCGTGTCTATGCATTTAATTTAACTGACGCTGCATATAGTAGCGCTGAGACGCAATGGGACTTATATTTGTATGATATACAAACACAAACTACACTGACTGTTAATAGAACAATTGTTGCAGGAGAGGTTCCAGTAACTTCTTTTGTTAAAGGAAAGAGTAGTGGTGCTAGTGGTTTTGCTCAAGATGCAGGATCTGGAACTTCAATTATTCTACGCCAAACATCAGGAACATTTGCCGTTAATGAGCAACTTGTTATCAATGGCATTGATTCACCCCTTACTGTAACAGCTGCTAGTGTATTTGGAATACAGGATATTAAGTCTATTTCAGCTGGTTCTGGAGGAGGATTTCCTGCATTCTCTGCTGATTCAGTTTTAAGCAAGAGAAAACTTCCTAATGGCATCACTGATGTTAATATCAGTGGTTCAACAATGACAAGTCCTGGAAAGCAATTTTCTGGGATTAAAGCGGGAGATATTATTAGATATCAGCAAGGCAGTGGAGACGAAACTTTTAACAGAGTATCAGCAGTTTCATCAGATTTATCTTCATTAACACTTGCTGGACTTTCCACCGTTGCTGGAGTTTTTGATGGTGGTATTGGTATTGGAACTTTTAGAGTAGAATTGGGAATTCCAGAACTTAAAAATAATGGGCAAGGATATCTCTATGCAAAACTTCCAGAACCAAATATTTCTTCTATTAATTTTACAGACTCCACATTAGCATTATCTCAGCAAATTACTGGAGAGACTACGAACGGTGATGGAGTTCTTGCATTTGATTTAACAGCAGTCACTGGAATTACCAGTGCATTCTTTGAGGCTTTCGATCAAGAAAGATATTCAGTTCACTATACTGGTGGTGGAATTGGAACAGTAACTTCAGATGCATTCACTTTAAACACCACAACAAATACTGTAACCATCAGAGGTTTAGAAGCTTCAGAGTCTAGTGTTGTTGTTAATACAACTCTTAAGAAGAATGGAATCAAGAGTAAGATAAAGGAATATACAAGAAGTGCAATTAAAGTTGTTAATCTTTCCAAACTTGCACAATCTGGTTCTGCCACGAGCACTTCTGTTGATGATGGATTAACTTCTAATGACTTCTTTGGATTGAGAGTTCAGGATAGTGAAATATCACTCAATTTCCCTGATGTAGCAAAAGTTCTTGCAGTTTATGAATCAACAGACACTTCAGATCCTGTTTTAGATAGAATTGAATTTTCATCAATCTCAAATGTAGATTCGGATGCCATTGTTGGAGAAGAAATTGTTGGTTCTACCAGTGGTGCTATTGCTAGAGTTGTATTAAACACAGGAACAACACCATCGGTTCCAACTAATAATTTAGGAATTGTATATCTGAACAAAGAAAAATTTGCTGTTGGTGAAGAAGTCACTTTCGGCGAGTCGAACATTACATCAACTGTTCAGTCCATAACCATAGGTAAGTATAAGAACATTACCAATAATTATACTCTCGATAAAGGGCAGAGAGATGAATACTATGATTATTCAAGAATTGTCAGGAAGAATGATGTAGAACCTTCCAGAAGGTTGTTGATTGTATTCGATCATTATACTGTTCCTGCAAATGATGACGGTGATGTATTCACAGTATTGAGTTATGATGCTGATAGATTTAAAGATGATATTCCCGTAATTGGAAGCGATAATGTTAGAGCGTCCGATACACTTGACTTCAGACCTAGAGTATCGGAGTTCACGGTAACCACCAGTTCACCATTTGATTTTGACTCAAGAAGTTTTGGTACTGAACCAAAGTTCAACTTAAAACCAGGAGAAAGTTCTCTAGTTGGATTTGAATTCTATTTACCAAGAATTGATAAATTATTCCTTGATAAGTTTGGAAACTTTATTGTTAGCAAAGGTGTTCCTTCTAAAGATCCAAAGGAACCCATCGTCAATGATACAGATTTGATGGAGTTGGCAACTATTAATCTGCCTGCTTATTTGTATGATACTGATGATGCTTCTATTTCTCTATTCGATAATAGAAGATATACGATGCGTGACATTGGAAAACTTGAGGATAGAATAGAAAATCTTGAGAGAACAACCACCTTAAGTCTATTAGAAGTTAAAACAGAGTCACTTCGTATTGAAGATGCTGATGGAAATAATAGATTTAAGAGTGGATTCTTTGTTGATGATTTCAATGATACAACTCTTTTAGACTCCGACTTGACAACTGCTGAAGTTTCTGGTGGAGAATTAAAACCTCGTGTCTTTAGAAACTCAATTCAGATGAGACCTCTTCCAGCAACTGAAATTGCTGAGAGTGAGTTAGATCTGTCTACTGATTTTGCTTTATTAGATTCTAATGTTCAAAAGACTGGAAAATCAATCACTCTGAAATATGATTCAGTTGGTTGGATTGAGCAACCACTTGCAACAAGAGTTGAAAATGTTAATCCTTTCCATGTTGTCGAATATATTGGATTTGTTAAGTTAGAACCAGCATCTGATGTTTGGACTAGAACTATTAGAATCCCTGGTAGAAGTGTAACTGTTGATATTGGTGGTAGAGGTTTTGTTAGAGGAATTGTTGGTACTAGAACAAGAGATGTTATCGTTTCATCTGGTGTAGAAAGATATATTCGTTCAAGGAACGTCTCTGTCTTTGCAAGAAATCTAAAACCACTTTCAATTCATTATCAATTCTTAGACAATCATAGTAATGTTGATTTCATACCAAAACTCCTTGAAATCGCAACTGATAGCACTTTAGAAAATTATGGTTCTAGTGGAGTCTTCTCTGTTGGAGAGACTGTAATTGGATATTTTGGTGGAGAGAGAATCATTAGATTCAGACTCGCTAACTCAAATCACAAAGAGGGAGCGTTTAATTCTCCATCAGTAACATATAACATTAATCCATATGCCAAGAGTGAAAATATTTCATCTGCATATAGTCAATCTTCCAAAGTATTGAATATTGACATAGCAGCTCTGTCTGCAGAGGCACAGGGAGCATTCTTTGGATATGTTCTGAAGGGTGCAAAACTGGTTGGACAAACTAGTGGCGCTGTTGCATATGTAAAAGATAATAGAATTATCACTGACAATTATGGCGATGTGTTGGGTTCCTTCTTCATTAGAAACCCACATACCAATCCAGCACCAGATGTTAGAATTCTTACAGGTAAGAAGACTTATACACTGAGCACTAGTATCAGTAATGAGAAACCACTTCCTGGAAGCAAACTCACTTCTTCTGCAGTTGGTACTTATACTGCAAATGGTATATTCCAGGTTAGACAGACAGTAACAGAACGTCTTTCTGCTAGATTCGATCCTCTGGCACAATCGTTTGTAGTCGGTAAAGATATTGATGCTCCAGATTTAAATGGACAGAGTGATGATGATAACGGTGCTTTCTTGACAGCAGTAGATATCTTCTTTGCTAATAAACCATCCACTAATGAACCAGTGATGGTTCAGATAAGAACTGTTGAACTTGGTGTTCCAACACTGAAGGTTGTTGGCGAACCTAAGACACTTCTTCCAGATGATATCACAACATCAAAAACTGGTGAAGTTGCTACTACTGCCACTTTTGATTATCCAATATACCTTGCACCTGGAAGAGAATATGCTGTAGTTCTTCTTGCACCAACCACAGATCAGTATGAGGTTTGGATTGCAAAGATGGGAGAAAAGACTGCAAATACTCAGTCTCTTCCAAATGCAGAATCTGTGGTTTATTCAAAACAGTTTGCGATGGGAAGTTTGTTCAAGTCCCAAAATGGTTCAACATGGACTCCTGCACAAGAATTGGATCTTAAGTTTAAACTGTACAAAGCGAAGTTTACATCTACTTCGGGTATTGCACACTTTGGTAATCCACCGCTCAATGAAAGTAATGGATATTCACAACCATTAGATGAGAATCCTTTGGTTGCAGTACCTAAGACTCTTACACTCGGAATTACAACAGTTGTTTCTGACAGTCCTTTAATTGATATATTAACTGAAGGTAGAAGAATTGCTGGAACCAACAGTATTGATGGACACGGAAATATTGTTTCCATTGGTAGTTCAGTTTCAACATTGGGAATCAATGATGGAGGGACAAATTACACGAATCAAAGTGATGTTGGTACTACAACTCTTGTAGGAAGTGGTTCTGGATTAAAATTTGATATTACAACTACTAATGGTGCTGTTACCAATACTACGATTACTTCTAGAGGAAATGGATATGCAGTGGGTGATGTTGTCACGATAGACAACTCTGATGGTAGTTTTACTGGAAGAGACGCTAGAATTACTGTTGAGGCAATTGGTGGTATTGATACATTGTATCTTACCAACGTTCAGGGTGAGAAGGGTTCATCTAAAGCATTCCAAGTTGGAGCAGGACTCAGCTACTACAGTACTGATTCTACAATCGTTAGCGCTGCATCAACTACAATCGTTGATAGAACCTCTGAAGGAACTGGTAGTAACTCTGGAAACTTCTTACAGGTTAATCATTTTGCTCATGGTATGTATGGTAATACTAATCAATTAGAACTTAGTGGAATTGAATCTGATGTTGCACCAACAACATTGAGTAGTGAACTTCTTTCAACAGAGACAACTACCATAGAAGTAGATGATTCTACAAACTTCACAACTTTTGAAGGACTTACAGTAAATGCTACAAACAAGGGATACGTTAAGATTGGTGATGAAATTATTGAGTATACTGCAGCATCTTCCAATCAACTAACTATCAATGCTAGAGGATTTGGTGACACGATAACTCAAACTCATGATGTTAATTCTGAGGTTATGAAGTATGAGTTTGCTGGAGTTTCACTGAGGAGAATTAATGGTGTAACTCATGATATTTCGGACACTGGAATTGAGGCAAATCGTTACTTCATTGAGATTGATAGAGGTTCCACAAATGGACTTGATAGAAGTGCAGATACTTCCACAGGACCTCAGTTGTCCTTTGTTAATGTAGTTGGTGGTGGTGATAATGTTGTTGGTTCCGAAAACATTCTGTTTAATGAATTAACACCAAGATTCGATGTCACTGCACCTGGAAAACTCACTTCAGTAAGTGCAACAGTTAGAACCACTTCAGGAACTAGTATTGACGGTAGTGAGGCATCTTTCCAACGTCTGAACACTGTAGATAATGTATTATTAAATGAGCCTAATCTAGTAGACTCTACAAGAATAGTTTGCTCTAGAGTAAATGAATTGAATCAAAGTGTATTCAGCACTGTTCCTGGAAGAAGATCTTTCACTGCAGCATTGACTCTGAATACGGAAGACGAAAATCTCTCCCCAATCATTTATCTAGATGACTCTACAGTTGTATTTTCCAATAACAACTTAAATAGTCCTGTAAGCGATTATTCAACCGATGCAAACGTTAAATCGTTCATAAACGATCCTCACACAGCAGCATACGTTTCTAAGGTTATATCTCTAGCACAACCAGCATCTTCCCTCAAAGTCCTTCTAACCGCTTATAGACACCAATCTGCGGACATTAGAGTTCTCTACAGTCTTGTAAGAGATGACTCTGCCGCTGTTGAGCAAGAGTTTGAACTATTCCCAGGATATGATAACCTTACCTCTCCTCTCGATGGAGAATTGAAGGTTGTAAACGCTGCGAACAACAATGGAAGACCTGATGTAAGAGTTCCAGATAGTGAAGAAAATCAGTTCTTAGAATATGAGTTCACCGCTAATAATTTGGGTGAATTCAGTGGATATAGAATCAAGATTTGTTTGTCGGGAACTAATCAGGCAGAACCTCCAAGAATTAGAGATCTTAGAACAATCGCAATAAGATGAGCAAACATATTAAGGTGAAAGATCATCCTCATCTCTATAGGGATGAGGAGACGGGGGCAATTGTGAATAAAGATACAGTTGCTTATAACAGTTATGTCAAAAGAATTGAAAAGAAGGATGCTCAAAGACAAGAACTTGATAATATGAAGCGTGATATTGAAGAGATTAAATCTCTATTGAAAGAGTTTTTAACTAAATAGGAAATTCGATGGGAGTGAATCGAATATAAATATCTAAAGGAATACGTGCTCACTTGAATAATGGCAATATTTGTATCAAATATAGTAATAGAGCAGGGATTTGATTTTGATACTACATTCCAGTTAGAAGATACTGCGACAGCTACTCTTCTTGATTTGAGCGGTTACAGTGTTGAATCAAAGCTCAGAAAAACATATACCAGTTCTACAGCAGTTTCTTTTGCTTCAACCATTACTGATGCTACTAAAGGTAAGGTTAAAATATCTTTAGCTTCCACAATTACCGAAGATATTAAATCTGGAAGATATGTTTATGATGTCAAATTAACTAGTAGTGGAGGTATCGTTTCTAAACCTGTGGAAGGATCTGCGTTGGTAAGAGCGGGAGTAACTAGGTAATGGCAACCATAAAGGCTAGGGTTGGTAATCAAAATGTAGTTAAGGTTCTATCAAGTTCTGCAACTGCTTCTGGGCGTCTCATCGATTCCAGTGATTTAAATACTACATTAAAAACCCAAGATGGGATGATCATCGTATGGGATACGGGGACATCCACGTTTATAATGACAAGCGTGATTGATTCCGCATCAAGCACGATTGAAGGAATTGCATATTTTACTAATAGCACTGAGTCAACAGGCACTGCAACAGGCGCATTAATTGTTACTGGTGGTGTTGGTGTTGGTAAAAACTTAAATGTTGGTGGTTCGATTAACGTCACTGGCATAGCAACATTTGCATCAGATCTTGATATAAATGCTGCTGTTGATATTCTTAACGGCGTTAATATTGCTGGTGTTACCAGTGTAGCATCTCTCAATATAGGTGCAACACAAGTAATCAGTAGTGGTAGAGAACTTCAAAACATTGCATCTTTGGATGCCACCACTACGGCAACCATTGAATCTGCAATTGCCAATGCACCCAATACTTTTACTGATATAAAAGTTAGTGGGATATCAACTTTTGTTGGTCTTGCAACATTTGCATCGGGACTTGAAGTTGCATCGGGAGTGGCAACATTTAGTGGCGCCATAGATGCTAATGGCACTTTGGATGTTGATGGGCAAACCGATTTAGATGACTTAGTTGTTGCGGGTGTTTCGACATTTAGTGGCGCTATTGATGCTAATAGTACTCTTGACGTTGATGGGCAAACCGATTTAGATGACTTAGTTGTTGCTGGTGTCGCCACGTTTAGTAGCGCCGTTAATGTTAACAGCAACGTAAGTGTTGTTGGATTTGTAAGTGTAACTGAAGGATTATTTTATGATGATAATGATTATGCCGATGAAAGTGGTGTAGCATACTTCAATACCTCTGGTAAGTTAGTAAGTTCTGCTAGTACCACTGCTGCAATAAGCACGAGTGAATATATATTAACAACAGCAGTATCATCAGGGATAGGGACTCCGGTATGGACGGACACTATTGATGGAGGAGAATTCTAATGGCTAAGCCAACAACGAGGCAAGAATTAATAGACTATTGTCTGAGAAGATTAGGAGCGCCTGTTCTTGAAATTAACGTCGATGACGATCAGATTGATGATTTAGTAGATGATGCGATTCAATATTTCAACGAACGTCATTTTGACGGCGTTGAGAGAATGTATTTAAAATATAAGATTACTCAGGATGATATTGATAGGGGTGTAGGAGCTCAAACTGCAGGTTCCGATGTTACTGATGGCGAAACTGGTGTTGGTATAACAACTACCACCGGAACATCCACAATTGTAGGGACAGCGACTACTTTTAGTTTCTATGAAAACTCAAATTATATTCAAGTCCCAGATTCTGTAATAGGAATCGAAAAAGTATTTAAATTTGATGCTAGTTCCATTTCGAATGGAATGTTTAGTATCAAATACCAACTATTTTTAAATGATTTGTATTATTTCAACTCCGTTGAACTATTACAATATTCTATGACAAAAACTTATCTTGAAGATATTGATTTTCTCCTCACAACTGATAAACAGATAAGATTTAATAAGAGACAAAATAGAATGTACCTCGACATCGACTGGGGTGCTGAAAGTAAAGACACTTTTATTGTTATTGATTGTTATAGAGCTTTAGATCCTGCAGACTTCTCAAAAGTATATAATGATAGTTTTGTCAAAAAATATCTGACAGCATTGATTAAGAGACAGTGGGGACAGAATTTAATCAAGTTCCAAGGGGTAAAACTTCCTGGCGGAATTGAGTTAAATGGAAGACAAATTTATGATGATGCGGAAAGAGACTTAGAAGATATTAAACAAAGAATGACTCAAGAGTATGAATTACCACCTCTCGACTTTATTGGTTAATTATTATGGCGTTAAATCCCTTCTTTTTACAAGGTAGTTCCAACGAGCAATATTTGATTCAAGATTTAATCAATGAGCAGTTGAAGATTTATGGAATTGACGTTTATTATATTCCTAGAAAATTTGTAAACACCGACAATATTCTTAAAGAGGTAGAAACATCAAAATTTGATGATAATTTTATCATCGAAGCATATCTTGACAACTATGAAGGATATGCTCCTGGAAGTGATTTGATGACTAAGTTTGGACTTAGACTAAAAAATGAAATTAATTTAATCATCTCTCAAGAAAGATTTGAAACTTTTATAACACCATTTTTAGATGGTATTCAGGCAGGAATTACTGACGGTAATATTACTGACTATGATATTAATTTAATTACTCGTCCTAGAGAAGGAGATTTAATATATTTCCCTCTTGGACAAAGATTATTTGAAATTAAAAGGGTAGAAGTAGAGAAACCATTCTATCAATTACAAAAAACATATGTTTATGAACTTCTCTGTGAACTGTTTGAATATGAAAATGAAGACATTGATACTGGAATAGATGATATTGATAGAACTGTAGAAGATGAGGGTTATATCACTACACTACAGTTAGAAAGTAGTGCGGTGCAAGCCACAGCTACTGCAAGTCTAAATGGACAATCCATTAACGGTATGGTTGGACAAATTGTACTAACTGATGATGGAAAGGGATATACAGGTATTCCAACAGTAACGATTTCTGCCCCAACTATTGGTGGAGGATCTACTGCTACCGCAGTCGCTATTACCACCACCATTGGTGGAGTTAGTTCTATTGAGGCAGTTCATATTACAAATGCTGGTTCTGGATATACTGCGACTAATCCACCTACTGTTACATTTACCGGTGGTAATGGAGTTGGAGCTGCTGCAACAGTAATTGTTGTAGACGATGCCGTTCAGTTCCTTACTATTACTGAGGATGGTAATGGTTACTTTACAGTTCCAACGGTTACCATCACTGGACCTTCTGGTTTGGGTACTGCAACTGCAGTTGCTACCATTGAAAGAGTAAATGGAACTATAACCAGACTGGCAATGCCAAATGCTGGATTTGGTTATACAGAGGCGCCAACAGTTGCTATATCTACAGCAGGTACGACTGGTATCGGAACCTTTATATACAATGAAACTGTCACTGGTTCTATCAGTAGCACCACTGCACAGGTTAGAGGATTCAAGATTAGAGATGATATTAGTGTTTCAGATCCTCCATATGAACTTTATGTTGCAATCAACAGTGGAACGTTTACTCCAGGAGAATCCATTGTTGGTTCAGCATCTTCCGCTTCCTATATACTTAAATCGCATGACTTAAATAGTCATGAAGAATCTTATGACACAAATGAAGAGTTTGAATCGGAAGCAGACTCGTTATTAGATTTCACAGAGTCTAATCCGTTTGGAGAATATTAATGTTAGGAACTTATTTTTATCACGAAATTATACGCAAAACTATTATTAGTTTTGGTACGTTATTTAACAACATCTATATTAGACACCTCAATAAAGATGGTTCTGTTGCCGATGAAACTAAAGTAGGATTGTCATACGGTCCTACTCAAAAGTTTTTGGCAAAGATACAACAACAGGCAGATTTAAAGAAACCAATTGCCATTACTCTGCCAAGAATGTCATTTGAGATGACTGGCATACAATACGATCCGACTAGAAAAACTAGTGTCACTCAAACATTCAGAGCTGTTGATGAGAATGATGCGAACAAGGTAAAAAAAGTATTCATGCCTGTTCCATATAACATTAGTTTTGAATTAAGCATCTATGCAAAATTGAGTGATGATGCTTTGCAAATTGTTGAACAAATTATGCCATTCTTCCAACCATCTTTTAACTTAACTGTTGATTTGGTTGAATCTATTGGTGAAAAGAGAGATATTCCCATTATATTAGATAATATAGATTTTCAAGATGATTATGAAGGAGATTTTTCTACCAGAAGAGCACTAATTTATACATTAAGATTTACGGCAAAAACATATCTGTTCGGTCCTGTTGCAGAATCCACCGATGGACTCATCAAGAAGGTTCAAATTGATATGTATTCTAACATAGATACACAAACTGCTAAACGTGAAGTTAGATATACTGTCGAACCAGATCCAATTACTGCAGGACCTGAGGATGACTTTGGTTTCAGTGAGTCATGGGAGTATTTTTCAGACTCTAAGAACTATAGTCCTACACAACAGACTGATATTTAACCATGCCAGATAATTATGATTCCATAGACGAAGCTCTTAATATTGAGAGTGATATTGTTAAGGTGGATAAACCATCTCAACTAAAACCTCCTGAGAAGACAAAGGATGATGTTGAAAAAGATTATGAATATACTCGTGCCAATTTGTATTCTTTGATTGAAAAGGGACAGGAAGCAATTAACGGTATTATGGAAGTTGCTGAGGAAGGTAATAGTCCAAGAGCATATGAAGTTGCAGGACAATTAATTAAGAGTGTTGCTGATACAACCGATAAATTAATTGACTTGCAGAAAAAACTAAAAGATGTAAATGAAGATGCTCCAAAAACAAATAATGTTACCAATAATGCTCTTTTTGTAGGTTCTACTTCAGAACTGCAAAAACTTTTGAAACAAGGTTTTCTAAATAATAATACGGATACTAAGTAAGATGTCCAAGTGTAAACCAGGTTACTATTATTGTTTTACTGAAAAGAAGTGTAAAAAACTTCCAACAGGATATCATGTAGGGAGAGGAGGTTATCTTGAAAAAGATACTGAAGACACTGACAATAAGAAGAACGGAAATGGTAATGGCAATGGTAACGGTAATGGTAACGGTGGTAATGGTAATGGCGGAAACGGCAGCGGCAATGGGGGCGGCATGGGAGAGCAAGTAGTTCATGAAGGTGGTTCACTTCATGCATGGTTTGGTAAGTCCAAATCAAAAGATGGAAAACCTGGTTGGGTTCAATCAGATGGTTCTCCTTGTGCCAATGAGCCTGGAGAAACCAAAACTCCAAAGTGCTATTCTTCTAGAAGACTTGCTGGTTTAAAAAAAACCAAAGAGGGTAAGAAAAAGATTAGAAGTGCCGATGCTCGCAAGAGTAGACAAGATCCTGGACAACAACAAAAGAGTGGTGCTTCAAAACCCACAATGGTAAGAACTTTTAAAGACAAGAAAGATTATAAGAAGCACCCTTCGGGAGACACTAAAACACAGGAATCTATGGAATACACTACAGAGGCAACAAAAGATAAAAAAGGTTCAGGTAGCGGAACAAAAGATGCTTGTTACCATAAGGTTAAGTCTCGTTATTCTGTATGGCCTTCTGCATATGCCTCAGGTGCTCTGGTTAAGTGCCGCAAGGTTGGTGCTGCCAACTGGGGAAATAAATCAGAATCTGTAGAATTTTCTAATTGGAGAGATGATTTTAAAGCAACCGAATATGAATTTATTGATTTAATCAAACCAGAACCAATTAAAGGTGTTCAGATTGATGAAAAGAAAGAAGAAGCAAAGATAGGTGGTGGCAATTTAAAGAAACTTGCTGCTAAGGCAAATAAAAGAATTGATGCCGATGTTGATGGTGATGTAGACACTGAAGATCCTAAGTCAAGTGAAATGGGTGAGTTTGTTCCTTCCGCTGATGGAAAGAAAAAAATTAAACCTATAGTCAAGAAAGAATCTTTCTCTGATTGGAGACAATCACTTGATGAGAAGTGCTGGAAAGGTTATGAGAAGAAAGGAATGAAGACAATGTTTGGTAAGAGATATCCAAACTGCGTCAAGAAAGAATCTTATGAGATTGACGCAAAAAAGCATAGAGCCGCCCAAAGGGATGCGAAGATTGGTAACTTAGCCAGAAATACTTCTAATCCTGGAGAAAAGGCGGCTGCTGAGAAGAAGTCAAAAGGACCAAAGATGTTTGGTGAAGACTGGCAGAAAGTCAACAAGTCTGATAAAACTGATGGTATGAGTCAGAAAGCAGTAAATGCTTATCGTCGTGAGAATCCAGGTTCTAAGTTGAAGACTGCCGTAACAGGTAATCCAAAGAAAGGAAGTAAGGACGCTAAGAGAAGATCAAGTTATTGTTCTCGCTCTGAGGGTCAGAAGAAAATGCATAATATTGATTGTACAAAAACACCAGATAAAGCAATTTGTAAAGCCCGTCGCCGTTGGAAATGCTAATGAAAAGTTTTAAGAAATTTTTATCAGAAAGTATCACTATTAATGGTGATTTTAATGGAACTCTCAATGTAGGGGGTTCTTCACAGGAAACACCTACCGAATCATACTTCGCAGATGTGGTTTGGGAAGGGAAAATATATAGAATGGAGATTGAAGGTTCTATGCCTTCGAAGAATGAGTTGGCAGAAAATCTTCAAGGTGAGTATCCTGGTGCTATTGTCCAGAATATCTATCCAGCACCTCAAAGTGCAGTAAATATTAAAAATACTCAAAGATATCGTCCAGAAAGATTGAGTTGGAGTGACTAATGGCTCAGTGGAATAAGAATACTCAAAGTTACTTAGATCAAACTAAGACAAACTTTGAAGTTTATATGTGTGCCGACAAGTATGGCAACATTGGTGCTTGTGGTGGTGATACTCAGTTTGACTTGAATGTCGCTGCAGGTATTACCACTCAGATTGCAAATGTCCATAAGTTTGGTGCAGTGGTAACTACATCAGCAGATTATGATACTGTTTGGACTGAAGGAGGAGCATATACATTCCCATCCACGGCAGGAATTGTTACAGTAACTTCTAGTTCTTCTCAAGATGATAGTGGAGGAACGGGAGCACTTACAGTCAGACTTCAAGGTCTTGATGCAAACTATAATGAAGTGGAAGAAGATTTTACTTTAAATGGTACTGTTGGTGTTGCTGGAACTGTAGAATTTTTAAG